ACTGCTGCTACCTTCATACCAAAGTCATTTAAAATTCTTGCTAGTTTCAATCTTTCACAATTTTCATCAATCACATGTTTACCACCGGATAAACCTATTCCAAATGTTTGTATTCCTGCGGAAACTCCAACAGCGCATACATCTTGTGTCATAGAATTATAAGATGGTGCTGCCGCCGAGGGTGGTGCAGATCTTATATCTGAATTTGTTGTGTTATTAGTTGTAGAGGTAGATTCGGAACCTGATTCATATGTAGTTGTTGATTCTGAAGTGTAACCGCCTTCAATTGCGGTGTTGGAACCACTAACGTTCGTTTGTGTAGAGTCTGCATTAACTTGTCCACAAAAGGATAAAAAACACATTAATATAATTAATACACCTGTCACATAATAGTTCATAAATTTCTCCATGTTTATTGACAGCTTTCACATTCCCCCGTGTCATCAATTACAAGGCCACCATTTTTATCTTGACCATTTTTACATTCACAATTTTCACAAGCGCATGTTCCGTATACGTCTGCGTGTAAGTCTCCATTGCAGTGACAATCGTGATGACATTTTTTACATTTAACCATTTTTGGCCTCGTTACATGTTGGACAGGATTTTTTATATCTTGAGTGAGTATTGCATACAATTTTTTTTAATTTAACTACAGGAACTTCCTCCTGTAACTTTAAAGGTGGTTCTTTTTTATCTTCTGGTAATCCACTTGCTAACCATCCTAAAAACTTTTTAAAAGGCCAACAAATAATTTTTTTAATCATCTTTTTTCTCCTCAATATTATAGAAGAACTTATCAGTATCTTCTGTTTTCCATTTATCGGTATTTTCAACATTCCAATCGCTAGTTTGGACTTTCCAATCCGGTACTTCTTTTTTTACCGTGAAGGAAGGTATATCCCAAAGGATACGATTGTTAGGTTGTGCTGCATAATTTCCGTCCTCTAAAGCGAGAACGTGTGCGCACTTATGTTCGTGCGGTATTTCTGAATGATCAGTATCTACTATATTACTCTCTGGGTGAGCCCAGTCAACAGTAAAAAGGTACTCCCCAGGATGTAATTTCTTATCTTTTCCAAAATATTTTCCAGACTGACCGTCTAGAATATCATAAGAAGTGACAGCAGGATAATAGCTAAAACAATTCCAAAGCTGAAGTTCATCAAGTCGTCTTCGTGGTACGTCTTTGACTTCGAAACCCCGTTGAATAAACGCGCTAATTGGTAGGCGGTAAAATACTGCACCGTTTTCCATAATAGCGTGAAATAGTATCGGACGTCCTGTAATAGATGCGAGGCCAAATATAATGCAGTCTTCAACTTCTCCATAATGATCCTTAAGATCATAGAGATATTCTCTCCTGATCTGTGAATACGCCACAGGTATGTTTGCATTTAAGTAGGCCATGCATAATAAATTATTTTGTAATTAAGTGATATATAATTATGACAGCAACTATAACTATAGCCGTAGCTTTTTTATTAGTTATAGCTAGAGTCCATAATCTTTTAGCTTCTTGTTTTACTTTTTCCATAGTAACCTCCATTTTTATTTTTATAAGGACAGTATATTATATATTTCTGCGTCTATTTCAATTTTATTATCTTCGTTTCTTATATATAATAATTCTTTAATTCTTTTAAAAATCTTCATCTATTGCCTCTTCTCTATTATTTATAATATCTCCCCAACATTCACCATCTTCAAAATCGACTTTGTTAGGAACTTTGAGAGGAACTGCTTGCTCCATAATTTCTTTAATATTATTAGCTTGTTTTTCATTCTCATAAGATACATTTAACTCATCATGTAATTGGATCATTGGAGTAATACCAGCTTCTCGTAAATTAACCATTGCTTGTTTGGTCATATCAGCCGCAGAGCCTTGAATTAATTTATTTAGAGCTTTATATGTAAAAGCTCTTTTAATATTCCCTAATCCGTGTTCCAAAGATGCTTCTTCAAATGTTTGTGGTTTATGCATCCCAAAAGTTCTAGGTTCCCATTTATTAAATCTGCATTTTCTACCCAAAATGGTTCTGATCCAACCTCTTTGCTGTGCTCGATCCATTGTATGATATATAAGTTGTTTTACAAAAGGAACTTTTCGGTGATAAGTTGCTAAAAGATCTTTAGCTACTGCCTCAGTCACACCTAGTTGTGCTTGTAGTTTAGCTTTACCCATACCATAGAATAATCCAAGGTTAATAGTCTTTGCTTGTCCTCTAGGTATATCTGCTATTTGAGCCACCATACTATGAAAGTCTGCTGCTTTTTGAATGTCTAAGTCATCCGGGTTTTTATATGCCTCACCATACTTGTCTGCAATAGATGCTACACCAGTTGTCCCCAATGTTGCTAGAGCATAATGCACTACCAGCCTAGGTTCTTGCTGAGAATAGTCAAAACAACCCCATCTATGTCCCTCTTCAGGTAAAAAAATAGACCTAATACCCTTGCCAATATCACTGTAATTAGGAAGTTGTTGTAGGTTAGGATTAGAATAAGATAATCTCCCTGTAATAGTGCCTCCAAAGTCTCCCCTTAATTGATGTATATCAGCGTGTATTCTACCTTTATAAACATAATTTTTAATAGACTTTAAAAAAGTATTACGTAATTTATCTAACTCTCTTGCACTAGCGACAGCTCTTAATATTTTACTATTCCTGTGTCCTTCGTGATTTTTTAAATAATTTTTTGTAAACGAAGGTTTCTTTGTTTTCTCTGTTCTATCAAAATCATTTATGCCTAATCTAAGACAAACACTTTCAATACTTTTTGCAGCCCAAACTTCAGGGTAAATACCTGTTTCATCATGTATTCTTTTAATATGAGAGTCGTAAGTTTTTTTAAGTTTGTATTCTAAACCTTCAACCTGTTCTTCACTTACTCTAACACCTTTTATTTTCATATCTAAAATACAAGGAAAAACTTTCTGTTCTAATTCTACAATTGATTGTAGATCTTGAAATTCTATTTCTTTTTTAAGTTCTTGCCAAAGTGCTAATGTAATTTCAGCATCTTTTTCTGCATACTCACCTACATACATAGCAGGTAGTTTGTACATTTCAGCTTTTGGGTCTACACCCCATTCTTTTGCTGCTTCTTGTAAAGCGCTTTCATTCTTACCCATACCTGTGTAATCATTTGCAACTGAATTTAAATCATACCTAAATCTATTTTCATTAACTAAAGAAGTCATAATCATTGTATCAACAATTGTTCCGTGGACCGTGAGCCCTAGCCTATGAATCCAACACATATCGTAAATTGCATTGTGAAAAATTTTATCTGCTTTTGTTTTAAGAACATCTTGAAACCAACCAAGAACCTTTTTTCTTTCCAAGTTTGGCCCTGATTCATGTGCTATTGGATAGTAAGCTGCCCAATCTTTAACAGCTACAGCAATTCCTACTACGTCCCCTTGTCCTCTCATCGAGGACGAGCCTTTTGTTTTTAAGTCTGGGTCTTTTGTTTCCAGGTCTATCGAAATTTCACCATATTTAGATAGATCTGGGAATTCTTCCGGTGGAAACCACTCCACTTGTGGTGCAAACATTGGTTTTTGTATCATTTATTTTCCTTCCATTTGTTGGTTTGTATGCTGTTTCTTTTCTTTCCGTTCTTCTGTTTGTCTTCTTGATTCTTTATAAGATTCTTCTAATTCTTTTTTCTCTTTCTCAGCTTCTTCTAAGAAATCTTTTTTTTCTGGATAGTCTCTATCGATTGCCATTTGACAGTAATGAATTGCTTTTTCCAAATCTTGCTTTTGTCCTTTCTGTTTGTGCCTGCACAAATATTTTATAGCATTCCCTTCTGCAAAAGGCAAATTATTTTTATTTATAAACTCTGATGGCTGAATCGTCATCGATTGATAATGAGATCCTCCAATTTGTTTTTTATAAACACTACTCATAATAATCTCCTGTCATTGTTTATTGGATTTTCAATTTCAGGCCAATCGGGTCTATATCTCCTGTGGAAAGAATCTAAAGAACTTTCATTAAAATTTTTTTCTTTTATCTTTTCATAATCAGGGGTAGGATTATTGACATAATTCTGTAATGGCGGAAAAGGGTTTTTATAATCCCCGGGAATTTCAAAAAGATATAATTTATTTTTACATCTAGTAACTCCCACGTAAGCAACCCTATTCTCCTCATCCTCCTCTTTTTGATCTCCACTTAAATAGCTGTTTAAAGAATACCCCCATTCAACCCCTAGAACTACCTTGTCAGCTTCCATTCCTTTTACTCCATGAATGCTAGATACTATAATTTTAGTCTCTAAATTTTTATTTTTTTCCCAGCATCTTTTTAAGTAATCATTAAAATCTTCTTTATCCTTAAACAAAGCGTTTGGTTTTTTAGGGCCTCTAACTCTTGACGTATCAAAGTAAAAAATTTCATGCCATAATTTATTTATATCCGCATTCAAATAATATTTTGTTTTTAAATCTTCATAAGAAAATAAATTATTAGCATCCCATAATTCTGGTGGGGCAGTATCTTTATTTATTAAAGCTGTTTTTTTCCTCTCGGAAATATATTTTTTTGCATCTAGAGACCTAACCATTTTAATATAAGCTGTCCCTTTAATCGAATGGCCCTCTTGTAAGGTATGCCATGATTCTATTACTTTTCTATGCTCATCTGGAAAAGAGCTTTTCAGTTTTCCCCTGTCATCTATAGTTTTAGCTTTTTCTTTAAAAATTAAGCCTTTGTATTTTAAAAAATCGGCATAGTTTTTACAAAAACCATTTGTTCTTGCACAAAATATAACATCTGAATTAGCATCAATTTCTTCATCTAGCTCTGACATATCATTAATATAGTCAATCGATCCTTCGCTTTTAATTTTTGCATCTATTCTTTTTGCACATTTAAATTCATTGCCCAGCCTGTATTTTATGTCATCTCTTATGCTTATAGCGAAGTCATATATCTTTCCTGGAAGTCTGTATGATTTTTCTAGTTTAATTATATTTTCTTTCTTACAAGGCCATTTTTGAAAAATTCTTACATCAGATCCTTTCCAACCATATATTGCTTGGTCATCATCACCAACTAAATATAGCTCCTCTGTTTTTCTACCTATTTTGGAAATAACCTGCCATTCTAATCTTGAAAGGTCTTGTACTTCATCTACTAGAACTAATTTATAACTAGGAAATTCTACATTAGGGTATAAGGCTTTTAATAGCATATCATCAAAATCAACGAAACCATTTTGATTTTTAAACTTATGTAAATTACTATAAAAATAAATTAATTGTGATGTGAGAACATTTGTCCATTTACTATTTCCACTTTCTCCAAAATAATCTAAACTTTTCCCTAGTTCGTCTTTAAATCTACCCTCTGCTTTTCTATTTTTAACAAAAGCACAAAATTCAGAACCATATTCATGTTGAGTCCTACTAATTATATCATAATAAACAGCTAATTTTTTATCTTCTTTTTCAGTCCATTTTGCAGGTTCTTCATCACTTGTATTATATTTTTCGTCGTCCAACATAACCCAGTTATCGGGATCAGTTTGTAATTTTTTTCTAAAAGATGTTTTAGCACTTGAATTCAATACATCAGGCTTACCAATTTTATCAAGACAAAACTTATGTATAGTTTTAATTGAATCAGCTTGTTTTTCCGTTAATAAATTTTCTTTTATGGCTCTTTCTCGTAAAGTATCTCTAGTTGCTTTAGCAAAACCAATTAATAGCGCTTGATCTACTTGTAAGCCTCCTTTAATATTGTCCGACAAAATTTTTAATATTCTTGTGGTTTTACCACACCCTGGACCACCTAATATTTTGTACCTATTTCTATAAAATTTA